TTTGATCTACATCCACATCATCAAGAGTCATGAATAATACTGACTGCTCTTGTTCTGTGGCTCCAACATAGATCTTTTTCATATTCTTAAGATAAAGAGGTAGGCTGTTTTGTAGCCAAGGCAATTCCGAACTAACAGTAAATTGTGTCAGAGTAAAAGTTGCCGTTTGTATGGCTGCAATCAATCCAGTTCTCATTATCGTACTCGAATAATATTAGTTCTTGTGGGCATTTTTTCTGTGTTAGTGATAGCACCACTATCATCGAAATCATACCAATCACCTGCGTCTATGAGTTGGCGGAATAGGCTCTGATATTTCTCACGATAAAAGCCCAACTTCTTGTATTCAGCATTGTCCTCATTTGAAAAATCTGCTACTTTTGGTAGTAGATATTCATAAAGAACTTTGTAGACACATAAGTCGGTCCAATCCTGTTGCCTTGCTATAAACTTTGTAGCATTTGGCACAGGCACATCTATTGTGCTCAGTGTGCTAACATTTGTAGCACCTTGATCTTTTATTAAGAAATAACTTTGCCACCAAGCAGTGTCTTTGATTTCATATAAAATCTTAAGAGTTGCTCGGTCTCCATAACCATCTTCACTATCAACTAAAGAGCTATCGGCAATAACTTCATTGGCTTCGAATAATCTAGTATCACGGTCAGTGACATCACTATATTCACAGAAACTAACTACTTGATTACCTGGTCCCAATATAAAAGCCATTGCCTGTCTCCTTACCTATATTATTACAGTGTTCCTTCTGCTGTAATTGCTACACCGTGTGTGCTCTGTAGAACAGCAGCACCGGCAACAGCAACTACGCTCATATCGGTAGCACGGCTTTGTGGTAAGTATAGGCTGGTTAGGCTTAGTCCACCACGCTCAGCAATACCTAATGCTGTTGGGGCAAACACACCACCACGATATGCTGTGGCACCACCAGTTGTTACAGACTCAACAAGTGGGCTTTCATAAACTAAAACACCGCCTACAGAACCGATTAGACCGGCTGTAAGCACTTGATTACCTAAATTAGATAGTGCTGACACTGTTCCTGCTGTGGCACCACTGAAAGGTAGAACCTGTGTAAGAGTTTTCTTCATATAGTATGCTGCTGTAGGATGAACAACGGCATAATAAGGGCCCATTACCTTAGCAGCACGCAGAGTAGCAGCAGCCTTGAGAATAAGTTCTGTTGTTAATTCTGTAGTTGTTGAACCGATGTCACTTGAGAAATTGTCGAACTCACCAAATGCCATTGTGTCTAAACTTTCACCGATAGCACGACCACTAACTTCTGCAAGTTGTGACATTACATCGCCATAGGCTGAGTCTTTTAACATATCTGTTACCTGTGAGTAGTAGACATGTTCTTTTAGTGTGATAAGTGCTTCACTTGAGGTTGTGTCGCGAGCAGTAGCAGCACCTTCATTGGTGATTACCTGAGCACTACCTTGACCCCAGATGGGCACCTGTGCAATCTTACCAGCGTTCATTGGAACTTGGAAGAGTCTGCATAGTTGACGACTTACGGATGTTTCATATGCGGCAAACTCAGCATCTGTTACGAAGTTTGCATAAAACTGATCATTAATAAAAGCAGCATTAGCCATTTTTTATTCCTTTATAGTTAAGTTATTTCCCTCTCATCTCTCTATAAAGTTGACGCTGTTTTGCGTCTTTCATATTGAACTTTGAGGGGTCTAGTTTTTCTGGACTTTGACCAATGTTGCTACGACCATTTGTTGTTGCTGGACCTGCGGCACGGAAATGCAAGTTGGTTTCTAGAAACTCATTTACTAGATCTTTAACTCCGAAAGGTGTTCCTCGATCTGAGTATCTTACTGAACCTTTGTCGTCGAGTATTTCCACTTCACCTGCATCATTCATTCGCACGAAAGGTTTAAGTAACTGTTTGACCTGACTGGGATTAACTGCACCTAACTGTGCGGCTGTGTCCACTAGTGGCATGTCAATGGTATAACTTCTTATGATCTCATCCCTTTTGCGTATTTCGGCGTCTTTCTTTTCTGCTAATTCTGCGATGATTTTATCAAATTCACCACGCTTTTTAGCCTCCTCTGTCTTACGGCGTTCGCTGTCTGACTTGAGTTGGCGCAGTTCTTCCGGATCGCCTAGATCTTCCCATTGCTTGGTTAAACGCTTGGTTAGGCTGGATTTCATCCTTGCCATCATGTCGTTTACTTCTGCTTCTGAGTATGTCTTTTGTGCCTGGTCTTGTTTATCAGACGACCCAGTGTCGTCATGTGCCAATGATTGATCGCTCATTGTAGCGTGCCTCCCTTTCGAAGTGTTTAATCTTAGTGGATAAAAAATATCCTTGCTGGTTATTTATATGGCACCCATTTTTTTGGTATATTTCATACGCATTTCGGCAAGGTATTGTCTATTTTGTTGTATGAGACAAGGAACAGGTGCGGAGAAGTTAGCATAACGGGGATGACTATATAACCATTCATTGTCTCGGTCTATGCTGTCATATTCACCGCATAATTTTTTTAATCTTCTATGATTAAGATCACAAACATATACCCTAGCCAGTAAGGGGTTTTCTAAAACAATCCTATAACCTCGATAAGGCACAAGGTCTATTAGTCCCTTACGATATGCTGGCAAACTCCAAGGGCATACTGATTGTATGCTCTTAAAGTATTCTAACCAATCAACCCCTGCGACCAGGTTTTTTCTTCTTACCACGATTCATTGCCATGTTATCCTCCTTTAGTAAAACGATACTTTTGTGATTTAGGTGCTGCCTTACGAGCAACTGATAAAGCAATAGCAACTGCCTGTTTCTGTGGCATACCTTTTTTCATTTCTGTTTTAATATTTTTTGCTATGGCTTTTTCTCCATAACCCTTGACTAATGGCACTTTATTTCTCCTTTTCTAAAATATTACGAGCCCATACTAATCCTGCAGGTCCTCCCCACATAAGATAAGCCTGTGTTCCAGGTGTATTAGAACCTGGCTTATAATATACCCGTGCTCTTGATAAAAAACTAAATGTTCGTTTTACAATATCCAGGCTTACTAATTCTCTATTTGCAAACTGTCTTGCACGAGCAAGTCCTACCTCTGTGCCTCCTTGATTACTCGGACTACTTTCTTCACGCAATCTCAATCCTCTGCGTGCTGCTGCTGCCATTGCTTCGGTAGGCTTATACATTAATCTTCTTCGTGAATAAAACCCTGTTCCATATAGGAGATATGTTCTGCTTCTGTTCGAGCAATAACCTTTTCCTCTGTGTCAGGGTTATACATAATGTGAGGTTCGAATGGCTTGACAGCAGGTAGGGCGGCTGCATCTACGATTTCACCTTCTGGTATTATGATGTCTGCTTCTTCACCTAAAACCTCAACAACTTCATGATCAATAAGTTTGAGCACACGAGGATCTGTTGCAGCCGACTTGGCCTTAACCAGTGTGTCAATCTCACGCTCAGTATCTTTAATATCGAAATTATCTGGATAGTCAATACTGCCTTCCCAGGTCTTTCCTTGATATAGACCAAATATTCTCCAAATCTGTTCTTCAGCCAGTTCCATTTGATCTGCCTTACCTGCTAACTTCGCATTTAATAATTGGAACTCTGTCTGTAAGGCTACGCCACTTACCTCTCTGGTTTGTTTAATGCGAATACCTCCTGTATTGGCAATGAGGTCGATTTGATTTTCTAATGTCTTAATAGTTTCATGAATACTGCCAACTGCTGCTCCACTGAACTCTAATGCATAGGGATTTAGTCCAGGATCTGATCCTTCCTGTAGAACAATCATGGCTCCTGCTCCTGCTCCGACCTGTGCTGTTGGTGGCACTACTAGTGTAGGATGAGTTCCCAATCTAACTGCCTGTTCATTTTCTGATGTCATGTTATAGATCATACGACTAATATCCGCAATATCATTGATATCACTTATACCAATACCTTTTTCTATACCACGTTGGTTATAGACCAATACAGCAGGAATCATACCCAGTTCATTTTCTTCCACTGATCTAAGATTGGCTTCACGATTTTGCTGATCCATTTCCCAGGTCTCAATAGTATCTGGACGCCATACTTTGACCACCTGAATACGATCTATGATTTCCTCAATATACTTTAGGTATACTAATTCATAACGACCATTACTTGTTCGACGCCATGTCCAATCTGAACATACTAAGGGTGTTATAAGATTTACATATGGTCTGATGTTCTGTTCCATTTCCTGTGCTTGTGTTACTGCGTCTGTTTTAGGTTTTGTTAACATAACCCAAGCGTGACCAAACACTGATGTCCAAGTGGCAACTTCTTTCATAAAGTCATCGAAACTGCGTCCATCATAATCACAGTCTGCTAAGAATTCATTGACATCCCAATCATTGGCCCAGGTGGCGAAATCACGGTCTGGTTCTTCTCGAAATAAAAATGAGATATAAGTTTGTATAACACTCTGCGGATGGTTAATGTAGGCAGTGTTTAGTAGACGCTGTTGGTATTCACCATCTGTTTCTAAAACATAACGCACAAGATTACCAGCATCACGATATTCCTTACCACCAATATATGATTGCATGAGAAACTGCCAACGATCACGCCATTTAAGATATAGTTGATGAGTTGAACTTAGTGCGATGTAGTCTTGTTGTAGAGTAAAATTACTTGAAGCCATTAAGGTTTCCTTTGTAGTTCTGAGCAGTGCCACCTGTCTTATGACCCCAGGAACGGATCGGCATTGGCACCACAGGTGATCTTATTGGATAAAGGTAATCTATCATATATCTTAGAGCATCATTCATATGATCGAATCCTGAATCCTTGTCAGGAATGCTGGTGCCAGCCTTATAGGTCTGCTTTTCCAAACATTCGATTACATATTTACAACGGGGATCTATATATAGAGTAGTTATGCCCGAAGAACTGCGTAGTTTGGCATTGACAGCATTGACACCATCTCTTATTGCATTATGTGAGTGAGGTGCTAGGACACGAAAGTTTGCGGATCTCAATATAGCATGGTCAGTTCTACCACCTGCTGATGTCTTACGCTGTGCTCCTGCAGGATCTGGATATACTATAATATTCTTATCTCTATAACGATTCTGTATTTCCTGCACCAGTTCATCTGTGTTGGATCCGAATATTCTTATTTCATCTATGATGTGAAATTCTGTAGCAGATGTTTTAACACCTACAACTGCTGATACGGGATCTACGTTAAAATCTATTCCGATGTGTATTTCTCTAGGTAGTTGTGTATAGTCATAATTTTTAACATTATGCCTACGGTCAAATGCGTAGAATATGCGACCTGAAAATGTTTCAAAGGTCGCCATATATTCTTGACGAAATGTTCTTTCATCAAGTGTGCTACGTGCTGCTTCTATCTCTGCAGCACTGACATTACCACCATCTATTGTAGTGTATTGAAAACTTGCCCATTCATTGGGAAATGATTCGGAAAGATCAAATAAATCTTTGGCCCAGTTCATACCTGCTGGTGTAGTGATAAACAGGGCTGATCCCATTTTGTCTGATAATGCTGGTCGTAGAACTTCAAACCATGCTTCTTCATCTATTAGACTAAATTCATCCATTACTAGATAATCTAATCCAACACCTCGTAGATTTTGGGCGCCACCATCGGCTCCTTTTAAACTAATTGTGCTACCATTTTTAAGTGTAATTGACAATTCTGTTTCATTTATTTTTTTAACCCATTTAAGATTAACTAATTTATTTCTTAGTTTTTTCCAAGCAATCATTTTACTTTGGCGGTAAGTAGGACTTACATAAAAGATTTCTTTGTTTGGTTGACTAGCAATTCGGCACATTTCTCTTATGGCCAATGTAGTTTTGCCCCAACGGCGCCCGCAGACGGCTACCTTAAAACGCTGTGGGGATTGGACAATTATCTTTTGAGTTTCGCTTAAAGGCATAGTATAATATTTGTATGACTATTGAAAAAGATATTTCTAGATTTAAGACTAAACTTATTATTCAACCTAGCGGATGTTGGGAGTATTACGGCGCCAAGGATGGTGATGGATATGGAATGTTTTGGTTTCAAGGTAAGACCAAAGGTGCTCATCAATTTAGTGCAAGATATCTTGGAAACTTGATTATAAACAAAGGAGAGCAAGTCTGCCATAGTTGTGACAATCCTCCTTGTTGCAATCCTAGTCATTTGTTTATTGGATCTACCCAAGATAATACTGCTGATAGGCACGCCAAGGGAAGAACTGTTAAGGGAAGCCAAATTGGAACCAGCAAGTATACCGAATCTGTTATTCAATCTGTTAAGGATGCCTATAAAACAAGACCTCATTATAGAGGAATAATCAAAGACTTGTCCATAGAATTTAATGTATCTTACGCAGTTGTTTGGAATGTTTGTAAGAAAGGATCTTGGGCTCATATATCCTGATCGGTCCATGGTAAGGGAGCATTGCCTTCACTGTCGAACGGTGAATCACTTTGTCCTAACATATTCTTGCCTAACCATATCAACATAGTTGCATTGCCTTTAAGTGCTAAACTGATTTGAGCACGCCTTAATGCCTGTTTTGTTTCTGCCCGACCTTTTGCTATAATTTCGCTAAAATTGTATTTTAGTGTATTAGATGGCACTTGAAACCAATCACTCATTTCTTCTATGCTACATCCTAACTTGGCTAATTTTAACACTTCTTCAGGTGGCACGACGGTTTGATTTTCTCCTCTGCCCACCAAATGGCCTTCAACTTCTTTTATACCTTTTCTAATCTGTTTGCGTCTTGGTTTAATAGGCAGAGGTTCATTCAATGGTTTTCTCCATATCGAACACCGTTTCGAGATTATCTGTTATTATATCCGGTAGTGTGGTAGGCATAATATCATCCCATAGTATTCCATCACTGCGTTGAGCCTTTAGTCCTGTTAGATCTTGCCATCTTTGTATGATTATATCTACGAATTTAGGTTCATATTCTATACATCTGGCCTGTCTATTTGTTCTCTCACAGGCGATAAGAGTGCTGCCACTTCCGGCAAATCCATCATAGACTATATCGCCTTGACGACTGCTATTCAGTATATGATGTATAATAAGTTTAACAGGTTTAACCGTGGGATGAAGACTTGCTATGGTTCTTGATTCTTTATCTACTTCTTGATAATTTGAGGGCAATGATTTTATTAGGTCAATTAATTCTTCCTTACTCATTTCTGTTAACTGATCCAGATCTATAGCATTAGGCATCATACCTTTACCATACCATGGATGTTCTGCACCTTTTATCCATCCATATAGTATTGGTTCATAATATTTGGCATAATTTGATAGCCAATTGCTGTGTTTATTTTTTTTCCATATAAGCGTATCACTGATATGAAATCCATGATATACTAATATATCTCTAAATTGTTGAGTAAATCTTATATCATGACACCAATATATAGGAGTTCCTTTCTTTCCATATGGTTTGAGAACTTCGAGATGTTGATTAAGAAATAGATTAAGTTGTTCTTCTGTTAGATTATCATTTACTATTTTATGATTTCTTAATTCGTTTTCTTCTTTTGTATAATTGATACCGTTGGCTGTTTCATAGGCGACTCCATAAGGTGGATCCTCCCAGATTAGATCTATTTTTTCATTTGTCATTAGCAGTTTCAGATCATTCGCAGATGTGCTATCTCCACAGACTAATTTATGATCACCTAATAGGTATAATTCTCCACGCTGGCTCCTATAACTTTCTGATTTATAATATTTTTCCAAAGGATCTTCTGGTGTTTTGAATAGTTTGTTTAATTCTGATTCTGTGAAACCTGTTTCATAACTTAAATCTTGGAGAGTAGATTCAGATAATAGGATTTCTAATTCTTTGAATAATAGATCATCATCCCAACTACTATTTTCATTACTTCTATTGTCCATTATTCTATAGGCACGGCATTGTTCATCAGATAATTCTGCTGCTATAACCACAGGCACTGTGGCCAATCCCAGTTTTTTTGCAGCCAAGTATCTAGTATGTCCTGCTATTATTGTCATACTTTTATCTACCACAATAGGCTGTTGAAATCCATATTGTTCAATACTGCTGCTGACCGTTTCTACTGCTCGAGCATTTTTTCTGGGATTATTTGAATAGGGAAAAATATCCCTTAATTTAATTTGTTGTATTTGCATTAAATTATTTATTAAGTTTCCTAAACTTCGGGCTATTTCCTACAGTTTATTTCTTTCGGTGAGTTGGGACATTGGAATGAGGTGCAGCGTTGGTATTCACCATTTACTCTCTGTGTGTATTCTTCTAGATTGCAGCCCGTATCCGAACAGGCTGCTATGAATAATGAGAATAAGAGGGGAGCCCAGTGCCGCTTCCCCCAGCGGATACCTTGAGTCACAGAGGTGTTCTGCTCTCCGTTCCTGGGCTTGAACTTATCTTGCATTTCCATCAGTTACTACAACACCCGAAATAAGATCTTGTGTTTTTTCTGGTTGTTTTGGTTGTTCTTGTGGTCTTACCTTATATAACATTTTAACCAACAAGGGTGATGGATATGCCCATCGTGCTCTACGCTTCTTTCTTGTCATAAAATTGTATCCTATATCCTGGTATTAGGCCTGATCTGTGATACTGTCTCTTTTCCCGATTCTCAATCCATCCTCGCTGCATGGGTATTTCCATAAGAATACAGAATGAATGTGCTGCGGAATGGTCTGCTACATACATGCCCTGAGTCATAGGATCATATATGGTATTTTCGAACACACTTAATCTAGCCCTTATATCTATGTCACTGTTCTGAATAACGAAATTAGGGATAAACCAATAGCGCAGGTCAGGATTGAGTAGTGTCATGAAATTCTGTAGTTCTGATAGCATAGCCTCCCAAGACGCCATGGGCTCTAAGGGTGTCATAATGTTCCCTAGCCATGTGCTTATCGGAGTAAGTGAAAACTGCGGTTCTGCCTTCCTGCATCCTAAGCCTGATTTCGTAGGGTCTCTCAGTATCATCCTGCTGTGTTTGTAGTAATGCTGGTCTTTGTCTTGCCATCTTTAGTTTCCTTTTCTAATCTTTGTAATC